AATTTGCCGAATGGGGCTTATATTAAAGGAGGTAATAGATGCCGAGCGGAGATAATAACAAAGGAAAAAAACACGTTGGGATTCCAATCAACTCAAGACCAGTTGAGGAAGCGCGCAAAATCCAGTCAATGGGTGGTATTGCTTCGGGGGTTGCAAAACGCAAACAGAAACTACTAAAAGAAACTTTTGCGACAATTTTAGCATTGCCAGTTAAGGATAAGCGCATTAAAGACGGAATGAAACGCATTGGAATAACGTCCGAGGATATGACGCAGCAGACGTTAATGGCTATAGGCGTTGTGAAGCGTGCTCAAAATGGCGACCCGTATGCAGCAACGTTTATTCGCGACACACTCGGGCAGAAAGAAGCTGATAAACTCGATTTGGTTCAGCCTGTTCAAATTGTTGTACAAGATGATTACGGCGACGATGATAACTAATTATCGAATTGAGAATGTGGTAATACCGCGGAATAAAGTATTCCGTGATATTTCGCGTTCGACGGCGCGTTATCGAGTTTGGAAAGGCGGAGCGGGTTCGGGCAAGTCAACCGATATTGCTATTGACAAAATCAAGAAGTTGTCCGACCCGCGTTTCAAGGGCTGCAATTTATTATGCGTGCGAAAGGTTAACGCGTCCAATCGTGATAGCACTTTTGCGGAATTGAAGAAAGCGGCGCGGAGAATCTTCGGTGATACGGTTGACCGCGTTTGGCAATTCCCGGATGGGCGGAATGCTTCATTGTATGCGAAATGCCTTGTGACTGGTGCGGAGATATTATTCCGCGGTTGCTACAATCAAGACGATATAGAAAAAATTAAATCGGTAACATTCGAGAAAGGCAACCTAACGGATATATGGATAGAAGAAGCCACCGAGATAACCGAAAACGATTTCGAGATATTAGACGACCGTTTGCGCGGGCAGTTGCGTGACGGATTGTTTTATCAGATTGACTTATCGTTCAACCCCGTGCCGAGTTGGATTAAGAAGCGGTTTTTTGATATGCCCGACAAAAACGCGTTTATATGCGAATCGACTTACAAAGATAATCGGTTTATTGACAAGGCATTTTTGGACAGAATGGAAGAACGCCGAATTCGTGACCCAGAGGGATTCCGAATTTACGGAGCTGGACAGTGGGGGCAGTTGGGCGGCATTATATTTAATAATTGGGAAGTTCGGGAGTTTGACACGAATTTGTTTAACACGCGGACATACGGACAGGATTTTGGATTTAACCACGCGAATGTTATACTGGATTTGGGTTTCAAAGACGGAGATGTGTATGTTTGCCGAGAAATGACCCGGACCGGAGTTGACACGAACGAGATAATCCGCGACGCTAACATGGACGGTTGGAAGAAAAATATTGAAATGTGGTGCGATTCGGCTGAGCCTGACCGTATAAAAATGTGGCGGACGGCAGGGTACAATGCTAAGCCTGTATCAAAAGAAAAGAACAGCATAAAAGGTCAAATCGAATGGCTGAAAGGTATCGTGTCAAAGAACACCGTAGTAAACCGCCGCATATACATACACCCGTCATGCGTTAATACGATAAAAGAAATCCAGCAATACCGTTGGAAGCACGACGCAAAAGAGAACGTATATCTTGACGAACCCGTTGATTTCTTCGACGACCACATGGCGGCGTTGCGTTACGGAATCGAGCGACTAAGAAAACCGCAAGGTTATACGGGATTTTAAGCTCTTGACAAAATTTAAGCTATATGCTAATATTATAAGCGAGGTATAATAATGCCATATAATTTTGAATATCCGAAAAATCCTGAATTATTACCCAGTGTTTGCGAAAACTGGAAGTTATCTAACACGCACATAAGTCAGCGTGACGATTGGCGTTATTTTAACGGCGATAATGTAACCATATCCGAATTGAAGCGGTATTATTGGAGCGACACGAAAGTTATATTGGACTGCAACGGACAGCCTATTCTTGATAGTAACGGTTGCCCTAAAAAGTTTGGCGGCGGGTTTGTAGAAAATAAATACGTTGCAAACAACCGTATCGGGTATGGCGTTTATAAAGACATTGTTTCGCAGAAAACAAACTCACTACTTGACGAAACGCCGACTGTAAGCGGAATTGAACTTGACAAGAAGTTTATAAAGCAGTTTGGGTACGCAATGAAAACAGGCGGGCAGAGAGCAGCTGGGCAGGGCGTGAATTATATTTATCAAGATTATTTGGGTAATTTAACGGTATTTCAAAGCGAGAATTGCATACCGTATTTTGATGAGATGACAGGCGACTTGATATCGCTTATTAGGTTTTGGGATATTCCGACGAATTACGAAACGAGTTATCAAAACAACCGCTATCAATCGTATTACACAATTATTGAAACCTACACGCAAGAGGGTTTGACGGTATATTCAACGCGTGGCAAATTCCACGTTGAGAAACCTTTAACACCATACAAATTCAAACGCACGGCGGACATATTCGGAAACACGATAACGGGCGAGTCTGTGAACTTGCCTATTACTATATTCCGAAACAATTCGGACTATAAATCCGATATGACACCGTCTGTTCGTGCTAAGATAGATATAATTGACACGGTGAACAGCGGATTCGCTAATAACATCGAAGATTTCTCGGATTTGTTTTGGGTTATCAAAAATGCCAGCGGAATGGATTCGACCGCGTTTGAGGATTATGTTGCGAACATAAACCGTTCTAAAAAAATAATAGTGGGCGACGGTGACGACGTAAACACAAAGCAAATTGATATACCGACCGAAGCAAGAACGAAGTTTGTCGAGCTGATGAAAAAAGAGCTTATATTTGAAACGGGCATAATCGACACGCAAGCAATCGCGGCGGGCGGTGATATTCGGAATATTGGAATCAAGTTAATGACGTTGAAATTAAGACAGCGGATAAGCGACTTCGAATGGGAAGCGTACCGAGCGGCAACGGATATTATAAACAAACGTTTGCAGTATATTGGCAAAGCGGGCGAATTTGATATTGACTTCTCAGAAATGCTTATCGGCAATGACACGGAACTGATAGACAACGCTAATAAAATTCGTCCCGATGTTTCACGTGAAACATATCTTGAATTGATTAAAAAAGCGGGGTATATTTCGGATGTTAAAGAAGAATTAAGGCGCGTTGAAAAAGAAAACGCAAGTATATTTAGCGTAATCGAGCCGGCCGAACCGACTGAGGGAGAAACGAATGGATAAATATTCGGCGGCGGCGCACAAGTGGACGGACGCGGAGATTGCGAAACTTGAGCGTGAGTTACAACGGTTATATTCGCAAGCATACGCGGAGATAAAAAAGAAGTCCGAAGCGATATTGTCGAAAATAAACACAACGCCAGATATGACCGCAGCACAACGGTACGAAGAGTTCAGAAAATACAACCGTTTGCAATCATTGGAAGCGCAAGTGGCGGATATCTTGCGAGATACAAACGCCGAAGCCGTGCGGATGATAAACGGCAGAATGGCAGACGTGTATTTGACTAATTACAAAGCGGCTACAAAGATGTTTCCGAAAGACGTTGTGTTTCCTCCGCTTGGGAAGTCTGCGGTTAAGTCTGTGTTGACTGGGCAAGTAACACCATTTAAGCAGTTAGCGGTTGACACTTTGTTATCACGTGCCGATATTGAACGGGAGTTGACAAGAAGTCTGTTAACTGGTATAATGCAAGGAGAAAGCATCCCGAACCTTGCAAGGCGAATGAAAGACATAACGAATAAGACGTTATCTGAATCAATCAGAATTGCACGGACCGAAACAACACGAGTTGAGAACAGCGCGAAGCAGGACGTAGGCGAGCAAGGAGCAAAACTCGGTTTCAAAATGAAAAAGCAATGGGTTTCGACAAAAGACGGACGGACAAGACCAGAACACGCAGATGCTGATGGACAGATTGTTGATATTGATAAGCCGTTTGTTGTTGGCGGCGAAGAACTTATGTATCCGGGTGATGAGTCTGGGAGCGCGTGGAACACAATTAACTGTCGGTGTACGACAATTAATATAATCGAGAAGCCGAACTCGTAAAAATACGGATAGTAAAAAATTCTATCGGGGCGCGACCCGTAAAAACGCGTAAAAAGGAGTATTTATGAAAAGAGCAGAATTAGAAGAGAAATTGCAAGGCGTGGAAAACGCGAAAGAAATTATCAATTTTGTTATGAGCGAGAACGGTAAAGATATCGAGGCGCTCAAAGCCGCAAAGGAAAAAGCCGAAGCTGAGAGAAAAGAACTCGAAACGAAGTTAAGCGAATTTGCCGAATTCACACCGGAAAAGGTTGCGGCGTTCAAGGAGTTTGATCCGGAAGAATTCGAGACGCTGAAAAAGTTCAAGGTTGATACCGAAAAGGCTCAGGAGTTTGCAAAGAAAGAAGCTGCAGCTATGAAAATCCTGTCCGATAAAGGATTCAGCGAGAAAGCCGCAAAGCTGATACTCAAAGCCGAGCGCGAGAGCGTTGATGGACTAGAGGTTGACGAAAGCGGAACTGCAAAGAACGCGGATAAATTCTTTGAGCCGATTGGAAAAAATTACGCTGATTTCGCAGCCAAAACTGAACAGGGCGGAGCGCAAGCGGCAACACCGCCAGCACCGACAGCACAAAAGCCCGAAACGCTTGCGAGCGCTGTGGCTGAAAAAATGGGAATATTAAAATAAAAGGAGATTAAAAAACTATGGCAATCACATTAAATGACATCAAAATTGGAAGAGCCGATAAATACGACAGAATGGTAATAGATACCTTTATGCGTAAATCGGCTATATTGGCGGCAATGCCGTTTGACAACTGCATTTCGCCCAGTGGCGGAAGCACATTAACTTACGGATATATCCGTTTGAAAACCTCACCTGCGGCAGAGGGCAGAGCTATTAACAGCGATTATACCGCTGCGCCCGCAACGAAAGAAGCGGTAACAACCGACCTGCAGATTATGGGCGGAAAGTACGAGATAGACAGAGTGTTGGCAGACGCCGCGCCTGACGAAATAGCATTCCAAACCGAAGAGAAAATACAAGCAACGGTTAACCGTTATCATTGGCTGTTTGTAAACGGCAATAAAAATAATGCAACAGAGTTTGACGGACTTGCTAAAATAGTTGAGGGAAGCGTTACGGATTTTGACGGAAGCGGAATTGACCTTTCCACGATGAACACGGCAAACGCGTTGAAAATAACCGAAGCACTTGACACGGCTATATTGGCGATGAAAGAGCGTCCTACTTACATTCTCGCAAACAGCAAAGCGATTGTAAAAATTCAATCTGCCGCTAAGCAGCTCGGATACCTCACTCAAGCGGAAGACGCGTTCGGAAAGCAAGTAAGAGCATACGACGGTATTCCGATGCTTGACCTCGGCAGATATTACAACGAAGACCTC